AGATTTTGGCCGGGGTTCATCTGCTTGCCAAGCAGGTGTTGCGGGTTTTACCCCTGCATTATTTTTGTGAAGTGTGAACTCTGTAACAAGAACCCCTGTCAATGTGTTGACAGGATACAAAGGAGTACTAAGAAGATGGGATGGAAAATAGAACTAGAGAAAAGGATGGACGATTTGAACTATCGTGTCAGGGAACTTGAAGCCCTGTTAAAAAAACTATCTAAGCCAGAACCAAAGAAAAAGCCTGTAAAAAAGGCTACACCCAAGGCGATAGAGACAATAGCCGAAGCTTAGGGTTCAGGTCTCTAATTAGGGGTCGTATTGGTCTGGGTTTGGACGCTTAATTCGCCCGTAGAGGCGTTCTTTTGAAAGATACGACCAGCTAGTCGCCTAAGACTTCTCCTCGCTTCCTGAGACGTATTAAAAGGTCTTCTATATACCCATAAAGGGGCGTTCATTGCGAAGCCACAAATCTTCCATTTTGAGTGGCGCCGGAGCTTTCTGGCCATGGCTGGGTCTTCTGTCTGTATCCTCCAGTCTGGGTAGCCTTCAAGTTCTTTCCACATGTAGGTTGTCATTGTGGTAGTGGTGGTTCTGCTTTTGGTTTGCTCAATATTCTAGCTAATATTTCAAGGTACTCTTTTCCTAGACGTGGCTGATGAACTTTATGAGCTTCGTATTCGTAAGCACCCGGCCTTGTATAACCTGCCAAATAGCTTCCCGCTTCACTCATTTTTTCACGCAGTGGGCCGATAACTAATTGTTCAAGAGGTGATGACTTCTGCCGTGGGTCTATTCTCTTTTGCCATTGATGTCGTCTACTGGGTTGCGTTAATAGCTGACCAAGACTTATCATAACCGTTTCTAAAGGCCCAACCTTAAATGCCCCTTCCCCTTCAGCTTTGGCTTGTACGGCGTGTGCCAACTCCGCTATCACATCTTTAGACACATCACCATATTGTGACCCTCTCACACCTTCTCTACTTTTTATCAATGCAATATTTGGTTCCTCAAGATACTGTGCTCTTGCAGTTCCTTGCATTGGATAGGTTTCGCTTGACCATCTCACCGATGGAGCACCACCCTGTTTCAGTAATTCTATCATTGAACTGATCTTTGCTTGATTTCTCTCCTCTGTATACTCTGCCTCAATTTGTTGTTTAATTTCGGTTAGTGATGGCATCTGAACTTCTTCCTTTTTACCATCGACATAAGTGAATCCCTTACTTCCTTTGGTAATATATTCGGGGCGTGTTATTAAAGCCTGCTCCCACACTTCGTTCAATGACTCCATCTCGTCTTCATAATCTCTTCTTAGTATCGGTAAAAGAAAATTTTCTATTTCCTGCCCATAAGCACGCCTTACTGGTTTGGATGCCATCTCAGACAGATTTGGATATCTGATTAGATTCTCTAATTCAGACATCATAATTAGCTCGTCTAGAGTATCGTGAGGAGTAGCTGTCCCTTCTGGCTCTGCTGAGTATGTCTGAGGAAAATAGCCGTTCATTTTACTGGACTCAAAATATCATCTACCAAGTTCTTTCCACATATAGGTGGTCATTTACCCAACATCTTAGATTGAAGAGACTGAAGGGCTTCGGCTCCCGATACACTTAATATATCTTCAGGGGTATAAACCTTGTAACCACGATGTAACATTAATACAGCCGCCTCTTGGGGGGCAAGAACATTAACCACCTCTGGGCCTGCTATTGAATTATAAAATTCTTTTTTACTCGAAATCAGGTCTATGGTTGGATCATATACTTTGTCACCAATTTCCACCCAAGAGTGATCTCTTTTATCTCCATACCGAGCCATAAAAACCTTGCCTTGAACGACCTTAGCACCCGATTTATCATTTGCTAGCGCCGCCTTAAGTGCGTTACTATAACATTCACCGGCTGGACAGTCGGCTACTTTTTGTATGTCTTTTTCTGCAATGGTCTTGCCAACATTAGGAACCTTTTCATCTTTAGGAATGGCTACATTTCCCACCTTTTTAGGTTTTAGTTTTTGGGCTGGCTTGGCTTTTTTGGCCATTCCAAGTGCGTCATCAAGTAGAGACTTAGCCTTCTTCTTTCCTCCACCACCCATAGCAAGACCAAAGCCCATTAAGAGTTCGGGTATGTGCCCGATCTTACGCATTATTGTTTCTTCTTCTTGCATTCTCTCTAAGGGGTTGATTCCCGGTGCAGGTTCCATTAGGAAACTTAATAAGTTGAATATGCTTGATTGTTGTATTAGACTATCTATCTGGTCATGTGGTTTCTGACCTGTAGACTCTGCTACTGTACCATATGTTTCAGGGAAACTGCCACCCATCATAGTAACAAGTGCTTTATCTGCGGCTTGTTGCTCTATGTCTTTAACTGTCTTCTCTGGCATGATTAGGCAGAGATACCTCTACCGAGTCTTGTGTTATATGCCGACCAGTCTTCTGGGTGATAGGTTCGTATCCAGTTCCTGAAGTGTGAAGGTGAACGCTCTCCACGCTTCCGGTTAAGCAGGGTAGTATACTTATAGTGGAAGGGGTTTTGGAACTTGCGAACCCTGTCACGCATACCTTCAAGGGTTCTATATCTTTTCTTTCCGATCATCTCTTGGATGGCTCCAGCAATGTCACCGGACATAATCATTTCGTCAATATAAATGTCAACCTCATCACGCTTGATCCCAATCTCACGTAGATACTCATTGATCAGCTCTCCCTCTCTACCACCAGCGGCTCCGTGCCTGACCCATGTTCCAAACCATGGTGTAATAAGCTGGGCAAAGGTTTTAGATTGTAAATGCTCTTCTCCTGTTAGTGTATAGCCAGCTTCCCTAGCACCGGGAGCATACTGTCCAAACGGTGTAAGACCCTCAAAGGAATATTTAAATCTTTGTTTTAGACCAGCGAATCCCTCTTCCTTGGTAATGGGCTGTCTTGACCATTGGGAATAATTCATTGTTTGCTCTAGCACATTCTTAGTCACTGGCTCTAACTTATTGAAGAACGTCTTAACCGGCTCGCCATACCAGCTAAAATAGTCACGGATGTACCTGAACATGGGTGGAACCACGTAAATCTGCCGACCCCTCTTATCTTTTAGCCCTAAATTCATATCAAGCCTGTGACCCTCGGGGTTCTCATGTGCCCACTTTGCCTTAGTTTCGTCAAACTCCTTTGTAAATCCTTCTGTCCCGGTGGCCATGTAGTTTAAAGCGGTAGTCATACCCATCATACCAATCACACCTTTGACCAAGTGCTTTGCATACTCACCCTGCATGGCTGACATTTCTTCTTTGGTTAAGCCCTTGTGTGCAAGAAATTTGGCGTTTGGGTCTGTTGTGCCTCGTGCACCAGATATTAGTCTCAGGTTACTGATCGTCCAGTTCCTTGCAAAGAACATCATATTAAGGGTTGCCGCCTCTGTGGGGGTGAACACTTCCTTGCCAGTGGTACCAAAAAGATCATTGACGTAATGAGCGGCCATGTCACCAGCCTCTTCTTTGGTAAAATACTCACCCTTTCCTTTCTTTAGTAATTTTGTGCCTTTCTTCGTACCCATAAAATGAGCATACTTCATTGCAAAGACAGCTTCCTGAGCCCCACCTACGATCCGACCCCACAGTAATTGATCAGAATAGTCTCTTATCTTACTGATGGAGAACTTATTAGCGGTAACATCTGGATTCATTTGAAGCTCTGGGAAAAGCTTGCCGTAATGTGTTTCCAGATCAAGACCGTGACCTTCCGTATTGACACCATGTCTTGCCATCAAATCCCTTAGACCATCTGTGGTACCATCAAACCCCCATTGCTTATACATCTTCTCAAGTTTAGCCTTACCCCGTGCTCCGGTTGGGTCTAACAATGTCTTTGCTCCATATTCCGGTGCCCTTAAAAATGGTATTGGGGTGAACCCTGTAAGTCTTGCGGTCTTAAAAACAGGAAAAGCATTGTTCCAGCTACTGAGCCATAGCTCATCAAAGGCATCGGAGTAAATATTCCACCCGTGTATAACCGGGTTCATCATGATAAGTCTTTTAAAGTTAGATCGTATCTTTTGATACTTAGCGTAAGCGGCGGCATAGGTCGGGTCTTTGGGCTTCCACGGGTTATACAAATGAGCTATTTCACTGGCAATCTCTGGATGTGCATAAATCTTATTATTGGGGTGTCCGGTCATTGCCTCCGAGAGTGCAGTACTCTCTATTGGTATATAACCTTTTATATTCTTCCTAGTAATTAGCGACTCCCCATCGGGGAAACCGGGCATGTCCTTCATGTTCTGGATAAAAGATTTAGAATTAGCGGCGTTTCCAACAGATTGCCACCACTTAGACAGTGCATAGGGAATATTATAAATAGGCTCTAACCCTGCCGCCTCAGCCAGCTCTGGAGTTTCAAATACTTTTTCTCGGGCTCTAGGAGAACCGGGAGTAAGCTCTAGGCTTTCAAAATACCCTTTATTCCTTTTAGTGTAGGCATCAACCTTTTCACGGTTTGTTTTCGTATCCCCCCTGTACATCCCCGGCCAATAATTTTCTTTCAGGCTTTCAATAACACCTTCTTTTAGCCCATATTCACCAGCAATGGCAAACTGATCTTGGAAATATCGCAACCCCTCTGTCAGTTCTTTAGAGGTCGAAACTTTATCCAAGGATTTTTGGTGTCCGGCGGCCGCCCAAAAGATCGTCTTTTGGTCAGATTCTTTAATTCCAAGCTCATCCAAACGCTTTATTGCTCTTTTCCCAATATCCTTTGCTCGCTGTTCTGCTCGCATATCACCTTTTAACTTCCTTTGAACATTCTTTTGGACGCTGACAATGATGTTCCCAGCTCCATGGTGAACCTTTAAACCCATGTCGGTATCTTTATACGAATATGTGCCATCCTTTAGTTGGCGAGAGACTGTTCGCTCCGCCAATGTTTTCTTCCACACATTTATTTCGTTAAGTAACTGCTCATTTGACATACCTTTAGAAGAAAGTCGTTTCCCGACCTGCCTTGGGACTGTCGCCTCTATAAGGCTTATCATTTGATCCTTTGTTGCACCCACTGGGATTTCCACATCCCAGTTATACCGCCTAGCATCTTTAGCAAGTTGCGCTTTATTGGGACTTTGTAGATCATACCAATATGGTATCTCTCCCTCTTTTACCTTACCAACCTCTCCCCTTGTTGCACCTGTAACTTTTCTCCTAATTCTTTGAACAATGTTTTCTCCCTTTGAATTGCCTGAATAGCCAAGTTGTGTTATAAGCGATCTGTTTTGTTGTCGGAGTGCGCTTCCAGTATTTGCGTATTGATCGCTTGTTGGGCGGTAAGATAGGTCTGTAAGAAGATTGCCGGCTGTGTTGCCTTTAAGTGTAATGTCCTTTCCTGTTTCTAAATCCCTGATTGTAAGGGAGCCTCTTTTACGTATCTTTTGACCTGCTTTCCTTAGAATCTGAAATGCACCAACCCCATCGGGATCGGGGATGTCATTTCCATCTTTATCTTTTATCGTTGGGCGCTGTAGTCCATATTTTTCAGGATTCTCAATAGTGAAAATATCCTTATCTTTATTATATTGTATTTCTACAAGCCTGTTATTTGCCTTTTTAATGAGTTCTGGGGATATCTTATTGGATTCCCCCCACTCCTCTAATCGTTTCTTTCCTCGTACACCCAAAACATTGGTAAAATGCATACCAGTTAACAAGACTCCTTGTTTAAACGCCTCGTTATGGTCTGCTCCATTGTGTAGCGCTGAAGCATATCCAGCCCCAAACATACCACCATATTGACCAATTACATTTTTTACCCCACCAAAATAGCCAAACAAACTAGCTTCAATGGTGGCTCGTGGAAAGGTCGAAACCATAGCATTGATCTTGTCTTCCATTGCTATACCTTCCTGTGAGAGCTCAGGCCAGAGGTTGGAATAAGCGTCTATATTAAAATCAATAGCTGTCTTGGCAATTCTGTGGGCACGAATCCCCTTTATCCCCTTGGCGGCAACACCAAGTGCAAGTGCTTCATCGACACCCTCTAGAACAGCGTTCATCTTTTTTGCCTTACCAAACTTTGTGGCAATCAGTCCAATCCCTCTTTTTGTCATTCCACCGATACCGGCAAAGCGGGTAAGAGTGATAGCAAGGTCTTCTACATCCCTTAGCCCAATGGACTGACCGAATCCTACAGAGATTCCCTTTAAAAGGGGATCATAGTTGGGAGAGTTGGGGTCTTTCATTCTTGACAATTCCATGGGGTTGAAATCCACCTTTGATCGCTCCATGGCACTCTCTGAGAGTTTAGGGCCAACAATAGGAATGGCAGATGTCCACCTTGCGGCTACACGTTTTATTTTGTTCTCTGCCCGCTTCTTTTTGGCAATGGATGCATCAAGAGTACGTATCTGATCTGGGTGTTCCGCCAACAATGCACCATATACTGATTGATCTACATTAGCCTTAGAGTCAAAGATATCCCCAATTTTCTGGAACATCGTTCTTGGTTTATCTTGTACTGGGAGATTGTAAGCCTTAGCAAGCTCACGGCGTCTTAGATTTTCAACTACATAGTCATAATCAAAATTAGGGTGAACATATTCTGATAGGGGAGACGGTTCGGGAGCACCAAATTCCCCAGCAAGCTCTAAAATCCTTTGATGGGTTGCTACTGGATCGTAAGGCATTTACTTGGTGGTTTCAATGAGACTGGGGTCTGTATAAATACCGCCAAACTTTTGTGCAAATTCTGCGTATGGGATTGGCTGTAAATCTTTTCCAGTCTTAAGATTGCGAAGAACAACAGATTCTGGTTCACCCTTCGGTCTTAAAACACGCATTACTTTATAGTCATCTCCGGTATCTTTGGCTTTAATAGTGGCACCCCTAGTTACAGAAGCTGGGAACTTAACAGTTGCACCGGGGGGAATGTATGTTGGAGCAAAACCCGGTGTTAATCTAGCAACCTCTTCCACGCTCTCTCGGGTCATTGGCTTCTCAAATTCCACATAAGCCACCCTTACAAAATCATGTGTACCCGCATCTTGAAGCTTTTTAGCCTCATGACCCGACACTGTAATCTCCTTACCCATATCTTCTCCATGCATTCCTTTCATTACAATTCTATTTTTTGCTTTGAAAACACCAGCAGGAACCTTGTCGGGCGATATGGTGGTTACTTTGTCTTTCTTTCGTTTTTTCCCTATCGACTCAAGATATGCATCAGCGGCTTGTTGGTGAAATTTCGCATCGAGCTCTGGCGAAAGTTCATCGGTAAGCTTATGCCCAGCGGAAAGAACTATAGCCTCATAAAATTTGGCAGTCGATGTATACTTTGGGTCGCCTATATCCTCGAACCTGCCAGCCAGAGCTTGATTCAAGTCCTTTTCTACAGAACGCACTGCATTTTCCGCTGTCTCGATCTGGCTTGAAGAAAAAGTTCCTTCCATTGCCATTTTCATTGTTTCATAATTTGCGGTTGCTGAAAAAAACTCAGCCCTCAAGTCAGAAAGCACTCGTTGCTGATATGGCTCCCTAGCCCTTTGCGCTTTGAGGGCGGTGTCACGCTGACCAAGATAAAAGTTTTGTTCTCCAACTGTAAGCTTACTAGTCCCATCTGAAAATTTCTCCGTTACCTTAGAATTAAAGTCCTTCTGGGTATATTCTAACGCTGATTCTGCTGATATATATTTATGCATTTCCTCTGCAAGGGCTACACGTTCATCCTTGCGTTCTGACTTCTGCTTGAATAGGGTTGAACTAGACTGAAGAAGGCTCCTCATCTCCGGTGGCAATTTGGGATCGAGAAGCATTGATTCCGCTCTAGAAGAAGCGCCATGAGGGTCTTCTTCAGCCTGCTCTCTCATAGTCTCCACCTCTGCCCTGAACATTCTACTTTGCTCCAGTGTCATATCATGTCCAAACCGCTCAGTAAGCTCCGCCATGGATTGTTGGGCCTGCATTTTTTGGAGCTTCGTAGCATCTTTGGTGTCTGCACTACGTATTTCCATTTTATTTTGATGGGCTTTTTCAGTCGCTTCCTCCGCCTTGGCGTAGGCGGTCATGTTGTTTAGCCATTTAAAGAGGGCCGAATCAGGCTCCGTAAGCGAAGATAGTGGGTCTTTTGTTATTACTCGTGAACCTGTAGGAGCTATATAACCAAGTTCCTCCCAAGGTTCTTTTCTTCCGTTCGGCATTATTTATCTCCCCAAAGCATTGTTAATAAGTCCTTTACCTCTCTGCTTTGTTGCGCTCTCTTCTCTAAAAATTGAGGTGCCTGTTGTAAGGGCTTGATAGTATCTTTCATTGTTTTCCACCGTTGCTGGCACTTGCCGCAAGATCGGTGCTTTTCCTTGTATGTATCCAATACATACTTCTTTAATCCTTGTTTGTTTATGCTCATTTGCGACCTCCAAATCCTCGAACTAACATATCATTAAGAAAACTTCCCTGTGGTACTGTACCGCCGTATGCCATACCTATTTCTTTTGGTGGGCCAGTGGTAAAACCCGGTGTTGGTGTTGTTGGTGGTGGTGTTGCGCCCGGAGTAACCGGTGCTTGTGGCCCACACGCCGACCCGGCATGCTCTCCATAACATACACTTGTGTTATTAGGGTTGTCGGCAAGACACTTTTCGCATACTTGTTGTTGGGGGGTGCTTGTGGTTGGAGGTGTGGGGGATGTACCTGCACACTCTGCAACGCATGCCTCATACGCCGCCTTATCTGTTAATGTTTGACATTTTACCATGCAATCCTGCTCGCCACCGCCAGTCTCAACACATGTTCCATCAACACATGTTTGTGTAGCTGTACATGCGGGATCACAAACTTCATCCGTATCGGTTGTGTCGATTGTGTCTCCCGTCTGTCCTGCCATGCATTGACTCCACTTCTCCCAAGCCTTTGGGTTTGTTGATGCGATTGGCTCTGGCCCACATTGCGGGTCTGGGTCTGTTGCATAACAATCATTTGAAGTTGGTTGGCAAGAACCAGCTAAATCTGATCCTTCAGGACATCGGACTGTACCCTGTGGACAGCGATCAGTGTCATCGTCTTCTTCGTCCTCAGTCTTATAACCCATTTCTAGCAGTCTCAAAGCTGTGGATTGAGAACCTTTAATATAATCACTTAGAAAGCCTTCAACTTCTGCATATCTACGCTGTTCTTCTGATTCTACACCAGCTAGTGACCGCCTTTTGGCTTCCTTTAACTCCATTTCTGTTAGGTCTACACCTGTTTGGCCTGCTCGCCTAGCTTCTTCAGCTACCGAACGTGCAATATCAGCCTGCTCACCAGCCTGTCGTTGACGCTCTGTGGCCTCTAAAGCTTTTAATCCAATCCCTTCACGACCAGCTTTTGCCGCTTCTCTTGCACGGTTCTCACGTAAGACCCTTGCTTGTTCAGCGGCTCTTGCGGCTTCCCCAGAACGACCGACCTGCTGAAGTAAGGACTCTTTACCAGCCCTTGCCATTTCCTCAGCCTGTAATTCTTCTTCTGTGTAAGCAAATCTTTCCCTGCCAGCCTGTAATAGTGCCGCATCTTCAGCTAGTTCTACAGCACGTGTACCTGTCCTAGCCGCTTCTTCGGTACTGGCGAATCCGGCACGCTTTGCTTCTTTTGCCTCTTCCTTGGCTATATCTATTTCAGACTTTGCAATATCAAGACCAGACTCACCTGCTAAACGTGCTTCTTCCACACTTGCATAGCCACGTCTTCTTGCTTCTTCCGCTTGACGTTCTTGAATATCACGTGTTGATTTTATTTCGTCCGCACTGGCGGCCAAACTAGACCTTAGATTGGTATAAGCTTCATCACTTCTTTGCTTTTGCATCTGTTGCATGAAAGACTGCCCGCCAGCCGCGGCAAAACCACGGGTCTGAGGGCCAGCAATGCGTTGTTGCATAGACTGTTGTAACATACTCTCACGCAGTCCCTGTGTTCCGGTTACAAACTCACGCCTAGAGGCCTCTTCTGCCAACCTTGCTCGATCTTGAATCTGCTGCCCAGTAATTCCTGCTAGGGCTGAAACTGGTTGTTTGGTTATGGGATCTATTTCACCTTCACCGTACTGTGCTTCTAATCTTTCCGTTTCTTCCTCTGTCCGGGCAGTCAGTTGGCGCTGACGCTCTGTTTGCCTGTCTTGTGCAACATCTAATTTTTTCTTAACTGTCCCGCCAATGGTTTCTATAACTTCCCCTGTCTCTGGGTCTACTACCTCTTTTTTACCATATTGGGCTTCTAGACGTTTTTCTGTTTCTGTCTGTTGGTTGGTAATGCGAAGTTGACGCTCGGTAAGTTCCTCACCCTTAAGCCCAGCAAGCTCTCCCTCTTGGTCGCCGTATTCTTCACTAATCTGTTTAGCCATCTCATCCAATCTTCTTGAGGCGGCTCCACCAGTTAAGCCCTCTGCGGCTAAATCTGCTCCATAACGATACTCAAGCTGTTTGCGAATCTCTTTTAGTCTTGCTCCCTCAAATCCACCTACTGCCTCAGCACCTTCAATGACAGTTTCTCTTGCTTCTTTCTCACCATACATTGCCTCGGTTTGTAGTTTTGCTTCTTCAAACTCTGCTCCAAGCAATCCACCAAGTTCACCGGGACTCTCCCCAAACTCAGCTTCTAACCGTCTCCGTTCTGCGGATAATTGCTTACCAGTTAAACCACCAATGGTAACTGTTTCACCAAGTGTCTCCTCCACCATATTGAAATATTGTGCCTGCTGTGTAGAATCAAGGTTAGCATATTGCTCTGAGGTCATTTCCTTGCCGAAGATGGCAAGGGTCTGTGCATCCATTTCATCGGTACGTTGCTTTGCAATGTCAGTCTGACCGGTAACACGTGCCTGCTCTTCGTTTTTACGGGCGACACGCATCTGAAAATCTTTGGTAATATTGAAAACCTCTTCCTGTTTCCACTTTGGAATTGTAGCCAACATTTTATTAAAACGATCTTTTTCAAATGGAAGTACATATTTCTTGGCAACATCTGCACTGACACCATATCTCTCAGCAAGGGCCGTGCCTGCATCGTCACCAAATAGATCAGCAAATTCAGAGAAATCACCAAATCCCTCACCATCTAGAAGGTCTTGTAGTGTGCGTGTCCCTTCAAGAGGTTCGGTAGACTGCTCACAGACATAACTTCCCATTGGGCCGGGTACACAGTTCTGTCCCGATGGACATCCGTTTGTACGGCAATCCATCTGTCCAGCATCTCCTAATACATCCCCACCCTCCTGATATCTAGCTGGGGATTGATTTGTTGTGTTTAGTTGAGGCATTAGTGGAGAAGACCACGCATTGGTACCAGCTTGCCCATTAGGGGTCTGACCGCCAAGTAATGATTGCTTCTGTTCTGGTGATAGCTGTTGAGCCACATTGCGTGGCACAACGAACTCTCCGGGTGTTAACCGAGCCTGAACTGTGTCTTGTTGACCTGTAAACTGACCGGGTACATTACCGGTAAGAGACATTTGTCTCCGCATGTCTGCAAGAAAACTGTTAGGAACATTTTTACCCCATCTTGGCATTAGCTTTGTCCTTTATCCCACGGCACCAAAAGCACCAACATTTGTATAGGGGGTACTAATCTGTTTCATCAACTCCGCTATAGAGTATTCGTCAAGGTTATACTTTTGACCTATCTGTAGTGCCTTTGAGCCGCTAAGATTTTGTAAGAATGCTGGTAATTGAGATGATGTGCCTGCAATACCTTGAGCTTGTCCTAATGCCATCTGTGGTGTACCTCCAAACATCTGTGCCATGCTTGCCTGAGCCGTTCCCTCTGTAACGGTAGGTGCCGCCTGATAAGCTAATTCCGGAAGCTCAAGCTTGTCCGCCTGAGAAACTACTTCCTGCCATGGTTTCCCACTAGATTGAAAGGGGCTAAGGCTAGGTGCCTGTGGCATCTCTAGAACCCCTGTTTGCATTGCTGTTTCCGGTGTTTGTAGGCTTGCCATCTTACCAATGGCTTGCTCACCTACCACAGACTGTTTTGAGCCAAATAACTTGGCAAAATCAGCCATGTTGACAAGCATATCTGCGGCGCCAAAAGCCTGTGCTCCGCTCACCATCTGTTTTATACCGGAAGGAGAAAGAAAATCCGCACGACCAACACCTTCATATGCACCTTCCATCACTTCCCTCATCGTTCCCCGTCCCCTTTCAAGACCTGCCGCCGCTTCTTCAGCACGTTTCCGTTCTGGCGATAGGAACTCAGAACCCGGCTCTTCTATAAATTCAAACTCTCCGGGGGCTTTCTCCAGTTCCTGCACTAATTCTTGTTGACCTTCTTTAGTTGCACCTGATGCGGCATGAGCAAGCATTGCGGCTCTTTTTATATTTTTACCGGTTTTGGTTTTCTTGGTAAAATCATAAAGTTTTTTTAATGCTAACAATGCATCAGAGCCTCCACCAGTTGCAGTACGAAGAGCGAGCTTTATACCTTGATCTAACGCCCAGTCCGCTAGCACTGATCCACCTAACTTAGTCCAAAATGTCTTAGTGGATTTCTTTTGCGCTTTTTGTCCTGCTTTAGCGTATGCCGCTTTGGACTCTATTTCTTGCTGTCCCAGTCTGGCAATCTCGTCTGTAATGTTTTCTTTCTCTTGAGTGTATTTGAGACGAGCCGCCGCCTCACCCTTAAATTCAGTAAGGCCTTGTTGTGTCTCAAAAGATGTTCTCATTGCTTCAAACATGCTTGGCATAATAAAACTTCCTTATGTTAAATCTTCCCAGTTACTACCACTTACCTCTACGGGTAGGAACTCTGAATAGTATAGCTTGGCACCCAGACGTAAATAGAGCCGGAGATGTTTCCCCGGTAAACGTGCGTATCTCCGCTCTCCATCAGCCATCTGATTAAGTGATGGCGGATGTTCTGATATAGAGATAGGACTCTGGGTACTGTTCTTTAATCTTCTTTCCTCTGCTGTTAAAGGCATTAACTCACCCTCGTATATAATGGTCTGTACTCTACAGCTAGGTCATTGATCTGAACACCCTCTGAAGTCCCTGTGGCGTTTGAGGGATTCAGAATTTTAAATCTTATGCTTTGACAGGATATTGGGCTACTGGGTCTGGCCCGAACCTGTTTCCAACCAGAACCGGTGCCGCTAAAATTACCTGTAAGCTGACTTGCAAAACCTGTACCACCGTCAGTATCATAATAAACAGGCTGTGTCTGGTCATTATCACTCTTATATGTCAGTGTCACGCCGTAAACCTTCTTCTTTCTTCCCGGCTCACCAAAATCAATGTCCTTTGTCACCACTGCGAACTTGGTAGCGGCCACATCCCTTAGAGCGTCTGACCATTCTTTTACATTGTAAGTATCGGCAACAGCCTCCCAGTCGTTACCACCAGACAAGTCTTCCCAGTTTGTGTTAACACCGTTCCAGACCAGATCACCTGTACTCTTGTTAGAATAGACTGTGACCATGTTCCCGTTCCAGTCTGGTACCATATTGGTTCGGTTAAAGTTGTCACCAAAAGCTGACTGCCCGTATGTCCATGAGTTGGTACGAAAGTCATATACATATACATCACCAGTATCAGCAAATGCATCTTTCAATATGACCAGATAATACTTTTTGGGATTGTACCCGATGAGGGTATCCCGCTGAAAGAAAGACTGCCATGTTGTTTCGTCAATACGGTTCAATAATATGTTCCTCACCTCACGACCGTCATACAGGTAAACACCAAACTTGTTACACCAAGCGATCCCAAACTCTGTCTTGGTGGTGGCATAGGGGTGTTCCACACCTACAAAATCTTTAATATCTTCCACATACCAGTTAGCTGGGGATGGGGAAGCGATGTTAATGATATACATCTTCTTGTTCTTGAAAGCCAGCAATCGGTCTGAAAACTCCTGAAGACTGGTAAACTCCTCAGCGTCACCCTTCACAACGTCAATGAAGAAGCTTCTGGGGAATGTATCAAACTTGCCGATAGGTGTATACATGAGCCGATCACGCATCTGCACAGTCTGACCTTCCTCGTTCTGGGTCTTTACATTGGCTACAAAACATCGCCTGTTAGCCACCACGGCTGTTTTGTACCCTTCACCCGCACCGGATATGGTTATCTTCTTCTCGTCATGAGAGAAACCGTTGAGAATCTCATAGGTCTCAAGGCTTGGAGATAGTGATTTGACTGTATTGACATAAACCTGATCCCCGCTATTTAGTGTCCAAGCGGCGTAGTCACCTGATGTTTCCGCACGTACACCGTCCGCAAGGTCAATATCCATCAGTAACGCCCAAGGATCATCAGTATCGTTCTTACGTATATATATCCTCGCCCCACTTATTCTTTCATCAAATGCGGCTGTAGCTCTTACACTAACTGAAAGTGTATAATTATTACCACCCGGTGTATAGGTATGGTTGGATGTGGGAACGTAAAGTAAAGACTCTTGATTGCCATCATAGATAAAACTAGTGGCTACCTGATAGGCTAAATTCTCATAAGTACCGCCAGACGCTACATCAGCGATAGTAATTTGAAAGCCAGTGCCGGCTGAGGGGTAAGCAGATGCATGTATAGTAAGCTCCGTAGGTGCCGCAAGGCCGTTGGAGTTGTCATACCAGTTTTTAAATCTTGTATTAGCCGTAAGCCTTAGCGATCCAAAATGCTGTCTCTGTACGAAGCCATACCAGCGAGGTTCTGTAGCCGCTCCAAGTGACGCATCAGCGACCCTAAGAGCCTCATCAGCAAAATAAAATACACCCTGTGTGAGCTTGGTAAGAGATGGTGTGCCAGACTCATTAGCGTCTGTAGTTAAAAGACCACTATGGTCTAATGTAAGGGTGTGATTTGCTACATTGAACACCCTAACCGCATTTAGGTTGTTAGCCTTATCTTCGTCATCACACCCAGAGATACCAAGTATATCACCCTTTCTAAAGCCGGTGGCAATAAAAGTGGTTACTCCGGCATCTGATACAATGGTATCCTTAGCGTCTGATCCAGAGTTGTCATTGAAAGCAAGATTATTAGCGGAGTAGCCTTTAGATGTGACAGTCCCTAGGTCTATAGCCCCGGCGGTAAAGGAATCTCCCTTCAGATCATACAGATCAACCGTAGCAGTCTTTGAGTCCATAACAGCAAGCCACTCTTCACCAGTATCTAGACCTCCACCAATCCTTGTAATGGTGACCGTTCCCGCCTCGTTAGCGTCATTGGTAAAGACACCATCTTCCTCAAGTGTGATTGTGCTGGTTGTCACAGTTTTAATTGTCAAACCTGCTAGGTTATTTCCAGTTTCGTCTGTACAGCCAGTAATGCTAATAATATCTCCAGCCTGAAAGCCCAATGAAACAAAAGTACTATCATCATCTACTATAGTATCGTTATCTCCAGCCTGTGAAAAGGCTAGTTTGTTTGTAGCAAACGCAGACGCCAGTGTCGGAACATTCTCATGATCTGACCCAAACACAAAAGCACCATAGCCGGGTGTTATATGTCCGGCAGTATCGCTGGGAACTTCAGTATGTGCCACATCCCCTCCCATAGGTCTAACAGAACGCCTTTTGTCCATCACCGCATTGTTAACCTCAGAGATTTCGTTCTCACCGATATCACGTGGATCAACAGCGTCGTTCAAACCACCGGAGAAGTCATTCATATTGTAAAACGCTCTAGGCATGCATTGCTCTCTTTACCCAGCCATAGTAATATTTTTCCAGCTCAGGCCTTGTAAGAGCCAGTCTGGCGTACTCCATGATCCGGTAAGCTCTTAACCTATCAGACTCCAGCCTAGCGGTCGCCTTGATGGTATTAGGGCCTACCTTCCCATCTACTTTTATCTTGTCCTTATTCTTCCCGTTACAGGCACGTTGAAGTATCTTGGAGGACTTGGCTATACCCTGATTGACCACCATGTCAAAGTACTGGCCCTGTAGTTTGTCGGGCAACCGCTCGATCTTGGCGGGTAACCAGTAATCATCTTTGTACAGTTCCACAGCGTCATCCACTGTCAGGTTCTCAATGTCAACATTCGGATACGCCTTCTTGGAAATACCGTACTTGGTCTCCCCGCCGGGGTCATCAGGGTCGTTTACATAGCCACCTTCCCGTTCAATAACCTTCTTTATCTCCTGATAAAAGGGCATTATTTTTTCTTCATTACCTTCATGCCCATCAAAACTTTCTTCATAGACGCCCAAATTAAGTCGTCCATCTTGCTCGGCGACATGGCGACGATTTTGTCTACCACC